GACCTCCAATATATTTTTAAGAAGAATTTTGAGCCAACGTAACTGGTTCTGGCTTAGTTCGAGTTGTTTCACAAAGTCGGCGTCTATTTTGATCGCTAAGTAAGCCTTTTCGTCGGCGTCAATCGTGTCGTTTTCGATGCCTAAACGAGGCATCATTTTCTTACAAAACCTGATAATATTGCTGATGCCCGCGTCGGACCTATTATTTGTTGTTCTTTTAATTATATCGATCCATTTAGCATCACTCGCGCATACCTCCTTCTGTCTGATGAACGTTTGCGTGTGCCTGATCTTATCAATAAATGATAGTGGCAATGCCGTTAAACGCATGAGTCGCTTCAAAAGGCTTGATATGTTGCGTGATGTAGAAAGGGCCCACCCAGAGTCATTCAGTGATTCGGCCATGTGTTTTGAAAACAATTGACATTCATCCAAATGGCTCGTTGATCTTTTCACGAGCAACCCGTAATCGGTGGCTTTGTACATCCTGAAGAGGATCTGCTTCAACAGGTCTGTCGCCATCGCTAGGGACGCTAAAGATATCGTCTTAGGGCAGTTATCTACAAAGTAACTTTTTAACTGAAGGAAACCATCAGTCTCAGGTATATATCCATCATTTACATCCAGTTGCGTATTCATTTTTAATATATGTATATTGTTTATAAGTCAATCTGAAATTTATAACACTAAGTGTTATAAATTATTTGAGTGTTTTGTTTAGGTACCAAATGAGATGTAAAAGAAATGTCCATCTAGATGTATACGCTCCAAGAAAAAAGATCCTTCCTGCGGACCTCTAGTTATAGCCTCATGGATGTAATTGAGAAAATAACGTATTGTAGGACTATCAAGGTTATGTGGACCTATAGAATTTAGATATTGTCGTGTGAGAGGTCGATATTTAAATGTCTCCTCAGTCAGCCACTCTTTTATACCTGTCCATAGTTGTGTATCTAGTACTTTATCTGGAAGAGGTACGCTGATAATTGCATCATTTAATTTATATATAATATTTAGTTTTGTTGCTTCAGACACATCGTCTAAGAACTGTTGTCTCGTGGTAATAGGTCTATCTTTAAACATCACATATTGTCGGTTAGGTTGTTTGATCCTCAAATACGCAATTTTGCTTATATACACTCTTCTTTCATTGTTTATTTCTTTATCCCATTCTTCCGCGGCTTTGCAATACCATTTTCGTTTGTTTAATTGGTCCCATTTGGTTTCTTCATATGAAACAGGAAATAAATCACAAAGATTGTCATATTTTTCAAGACATTTAAGGTACTTGAATATAGCTATTCGGTCCAATTTAGTCATGTCTTTAAACTTGGGAAACCGTTTAATTTTGTCGTTGATATCATTGTATCTCTGGATAAATATATCTACCTCCTTAAGTGTATATTTCTTCAAAATAAGACTGTCTATATCTTTAGTAGACATCTTTCTCAACTGTTTATCAGCTTGGTAATAGTATTCACTATCATGAAATGGTTCATTCATGTCCACCTCGTCATCACTGTCGTTTAGTTGTGTATTCATTTTTAATATATATATATTGTTTATAAGTCCTTTTTTTCAATTTTTTGATAAAAACGGGTTTATCTTAGATCATGTTGAATATGTTTGTATATGTTTAAGTCATTCTTTTGTTCTTTATATGCTCTCATGTCCTTCGCTTCAGGTCATTGGTCCTCCCCCATTTGAAAAGAAACCCTTTCTTGAACGGTTTCAATTCGTGGTAGTGTTTCCTGAGCTCAGTTATTTTACCGATGTTGAACAGGTAGACACAGGGCATAGAGGTTATACTATATAGGCAGCTGCATTGACCCTCTCCTGCGACGTGCCTAGGTGAGCAGCGTAGATAATATCAGAAACCCAATCCTGGAATCGGTAAGCTGTGCCGGATCGTGAGGCAAAAATGATCTTGAGGAGCCCGTCAAAAGTCAGATACGTGGAGGTTGGTTGGCCTCCCACATTTTGTTCTGACCCCTTCAATTTGAAGGGATTGTAAGAACAGAATATTTCATATTCTGTTCGAACTAACCATCTATCGATATTATGGATTAAATCCATCTCAAATATGCGAGCCACATCTTCACATTTGAACCGTATACCTTCTCTCGTCTTATCACCTCTCACCTCCATTTTAAACACTTTTCCTCTTCGGTTAAACTTTTCATGCTCCTCCAATTCAAGAAGAGGTGGAAGTGGTTTGTACTTGTAGTTGTCCTGGTTACCTGTGAATTTGGGTAAGTTGTTATGGGTCCATTCATCGGATATGAGGATCTTGGCTTTTCTGTTTTCTGGACTCTCTGGAAACCATCCACCTTTGAAGTACGTGGCGAACCAGTATTGGTCCTCAGGGATGTTTTTCTTTTCAATTGTTTTCCTGGGTTCGCGTATGCATCCTACAAAGAACGATCTATCAAATGCGATGAGATCGTTGAGAAGGTAGACGCACTGTCCTTCAAATATGAAGGGTTGAGGGATGTCTTGACGTTCACTTATACTTGTCATTTTAAATATGTTTATATATTTTTAAGTCATTATTTAATTGATGATGGGTAGATGTCTAGGTTGGGGTGAATTTAATGACTATGTATTGATGATATATGAATACGATCGTTTGCTTGATATGTAATAGTGTAATTGTTTTCAGTATATTGATGTGAGTAATGTTTACAAGCACATAGTTTAATAATAAAAATGTATGAAAACTAAATAGTTAGGAAAGTGTTGGGCTGTCAGTTTTGCAGATACTATGAGTGACTGCTTCGTTGTCTCTGGAGCAACGGGTTGGTCCCCTAACATTAGCGCCACGTACCTCATGTCGTGCATACCTACTGGAAATCTGCACAAAATGTGCTCCGGAGGAAACCCTGCAGCTATCGCGTCATACATGGAGCGCGAAGGCGTTGCAGACACGTCATGCGTGGACTACTCGTGGTGCTCCGGAGATACTGAAGTATGTAAAAGTGTTTCGTCCGCGCGTCACTTTGACGCCAAGACCCTAGCGTCTAAACTAAATGATAACATCCCAAAACCATGCGGTTGTTACTACGGGGGTGTGAAGAAGTACTTGTACCAACTCGACCCTGGGAGTGATGTGTTATTCATTAACAACAGAACACCCATTGATGTTTTCAGAAACACGATCAAAAGCCACATTCTCGACTTTGGACCTGTAATTGGTGGCTACGTGGTACTGAAGAATTTCTTTACGGGTAACTTTACCGACCCCAACCTTAACGGGGGCGTGTACCTTGATCGAGCTGATTACAATGGGTATAATGGAGGTAGATTGAAATTCAGCGATAGGATGACTAGTGAGGCAGCCGGACTCCATGCTATCAGCATCATGGGATGGGGTGTCGCCAAGAACATCCAGTACGACAATGACAAGGTAGGAGACGTTCCTTATTGGCACTGTCGCAATTCATGGGGAGAAAAGTGGGGTAATGCAAATGGTTACTTCAAAATGGCCATGTATCCATTCAACAAAATATCTCAGTTTGACAAACAAGTGATGACTGAGATTGGAGGTCCAGTCGGTTCAATGATCCTTATTCGTGCCACAAAACCTCCTAAGATAGTCGATCTTAATCAGATATCTCAGCGATACATGACGAATATTAAGAAACAACTTTCCAACACTTACTACATGGCCGGTCCTCAGAAGGTACGTCAGATAAACAGACGCAACATTATAGACATTGACATCGGAGGTGAGGATTTTGACCCTGGTAATATCAAAGATATGTTTAGAAAAGGTAGTAATAACACATGGCTCATCATCTTAATCATCGTGTTGGTTGTATTCTGGTTCGTTTATAAACGAACCAGAATACAACGTTAGAGGTTGAATGAAAGAGACGTATTAGATTAATTTGCGATCTTTCTCACATGTTATCAAAAACATGGGAGAACATGTAATAGGACGCCTAGTCCAAACGAGTCAAAAACATCAGTATCAACCAGGAGAATGTAGATGTTTCCATTGCTCCGCTTTCAGCGCGAGGATCCCCTGTCACTCAACGCATAACATTAATGATTGGCAGATAGGCACAGACTCTTGCTGCGGTGGTTTCTGTACATCACAACCCCGATGTGTACACCCGGACAGAGACGAGTGTGAAATAGGTCGTAGTTCAAAGGGAAAAGATCCACTCATATACTACGGGTGGGACAAAGAAGCACCCAATCTCAAATGTATTTACAATCTAGACAACGTAGATACGCGGGCACAAGTACTCGCGTACAAGGATAAATTTGGAGAGAATAATGATATTGAAGCCAAGTACTGTACCCAGAATGTAACCACGTGCCCCAAGGGAATGAAGAAATGTAGTCGTCTCAAATCCATAGGTGAGGGAGGAAATGAATGTAGAATGTGGTTTGAAAAACAACCACCTCATATCCAAGACGCCACTATGCAGAACTACTGTCTTCGTCACAACACTGAGGATTGCAAATGTATCAACAGAGCGGAGAATAGCACATATCAGGCAATGAAGGGAGCTCACTCTATTAACGATGGATGCTGGTATTCGGCATGTGCCAACAGGTCAGGCAAGTACCTGGTCCCCACGCAGCTAACGAATCCAACATGCCCAGACAAATTATGCCAAGTATTATTCGATATCATTGAAGATGGTAACGTGTCAATTGATCACGTTCAGAATGACATTGTTTGCAAATTCGATTCGAAGCCATCACCCGTGCAGCCATCACCCGTGCAGCCATCACCTGTGCAACCGGGAGGTGGAGCCACTCCTAGTAATTCTGAGGAAAACTTTATAAAGTTTTTGAAAAAGTACAAGTATGAACTGTACTCGATTGTAATCATTCTAGTAGTTTTGTTAGTAATTATGACTCAGTTTTAGTTATATTTATGTACACATGTTTCATTTTTGAATTATTTTCCTTGCTTAGCAAAAATGTACTACAAAGATAGCCCTTATGATAAAGTTTCCCATCCTATGGGGGGGTATCCTCCTGCCTACTATGGTAGCTCAGCTGCTCGCACCCCACTCCTTCCTCAAGGTTATCAGACCGGTGATGGTAAAGTCATGAATGCTATGGAAAGTATCAGAGACTATTTTATGAAACCATGGGTCATCGCATCAGTTGTTATCTTGGTAATTCTTATCATCATATGGCTCATGAGCGGTAAGGATAAGGAAAGTTTTTACAACTATTAATTTTTCAGATATTCATCACTCCTAGGAGTGATGAATATGATAACTTATTAAACATATTGTTGTACAAATTGCTTCAAAGCTTCAAACGAACGATCGGTACCCTGGTATGGGATTCGCTTGTTTCCGTTAACGTATAGAACATAAGCGGGAATGCCTTCCAAGTTAGGATAAATTTTGTTGAGAATACCCGAAGACTGGATATCCTTTTCACTTTTACGATCTCCATCTAATTGGATGGTCATGCATGTCACCGTCCCGTCAGTACTGAGCCTTTGGAAGTCAGGTTTTGCCGTTGTGCATGCACCGCAGTAAAGTCCTTGAATCATTACTAGAACAGGTTTCCCTCCCAGTTGCCCAATCAAGTCTCCAGAGTCAGAGAAGTCAGATCGTTCAAGATACCCAATAGGATATTTCAACGTGGCCATTTTGTGTTAACAAAGATAGTTTTTACTCCATAAGATTAGTTCCTGCACCTGCTCCTGCTCCTACGTCTGCGAACAGGAGATGCCTTGTATTTCCTTGGACTTTTGGAACGTGACCTACTATGAAGCCTACTACGAGGCCTACTACGAGGCCTACTACGAGGATTAATAGGTGACTTACAGCGTGATCGAGGGTTGCATTCGGCAACTAATTGTTTATATACTTTTCCTCTTGGTGAGATACGTCGACCTGTACGTGGGTTAATTTTACGGTTATATTCAAAATCAAAACAGGGATCACATTTACCCCGCATGCGCGAGAATGCGCGTTGACTGTTTTTACTAGTCGTGTATAACTTTCCAGTGAATGGATTTATACCTACACGCCACTGATCACAATCCGCTTCCTGGACTGATTTGTTCAAACCAGCAAGAAACAATAGATAATTATCGCGATCCTCTTTTTCCGACGATTGATATTTACTACTCATTTTTTTAGGTGTTTATATTTTTACGGAATTCATACTCGTAAAAACATAAACACATAAAAATGGATGAATACGAACAAATTAGACGTAATCAAACAGTAGAAGTGTATGAAGAGGACAAGCGTGCAGGAAAGTGGAAACCAATTCCTTCAAAAGTAGGAGCCAGATTCGCAATGGCGTCGTCTGAAAAGAAATCTAAAAAGGTGTTTATACCCCCGTACAACACAGATATTCGCAACCTCCATTTCATTAACGAGGCTGAAATCCCTCTAGAACTTAAAACCCCATACTCGGCTACTTACATGAATGCCACTCGGACTATCCCTGAGAACTTTTCCTGGGGCGTCTCAACTGAAATGGACTCGTCAGAGATTCTCAAGAAGAAAAGTATGATAGATGAAGTGAGGGACCAATACTTATGCGGTTCATGCTACGCCGTCACGCTGGCTCAGATCCTTTCAGATTGTCACGTCATCTCTGGGGTTGTCTCATGGTCACCGAATGTATCCGCTACGTCCATAATGGCATGCTTTGCAGGTAATAAGCCATGCAACGGGGGTAACACGGCACAGATATCCCGAGCACTATCTCTCTCGGGAGCAATGGACCAGACATGCATCGACTACTCGTGGTGTTCAGAGGACAAGCAGTGGTGTACCAACAGACAAGGTAAAGATGAATTTAATGTGAATTTTGTTGACAAACTCAACGAAAACATACCCCACACGTGTGGATGCTACTTTGACACCAACCGCAAATACAGGTACAAGTTTGACGCTCCTGGAGAGTTAGTACATAATGGAGGACAATTCAGGAACGTGTACAAGACGATGGTCAAAAGTCACATTCTCCAATACGGACCAGTTGTTGGGTCATTCGCCGTGTACCCCAATTTCAACAAGTTTCTCTTTCATGGTAGCGAAATCAATGGTGGTGTATACTTTGAAAATGGTAATTATAAATCAGGCATGACGACTATGAGTTGGAATGCGATGGCTGGTATGATCAGAGGGTTCCACGCCGTTTCTGTAATGGGATGGGGTGTGGCGAAAAACATTGAGTACGCGGATGGATTAGTTGGAGACGTCCCCTACTGGCACTGTCGCAACTCGTACGGTCGGTACATAGGGAATAAAGGTTACTTCAAAATGGCCATGTTTCCGTTCAACAGGGCAGGTGGTCAGATAGATTCCCTCTTCTCAGTAGGTCGTTCAACAGGTCTCGGTGGTATAATCCTCCTCAAATGTACTTCGCCTCCCATAGAAGTCACTCCAAAAGAAATAAGTGAGGTCAAATTACAAGCAATCAAAAGATCAAAGAAAGACGCGTTCTATGAAGCAGGTCCTGAGAAGGTGCGTGAAATATTTCAGATAGAAGCTCCTCCAGCAGAACCATTTCAACTGGAATGGTGGATGGTTATACCTGTCGTTGTGATTGTGTTGATAATTATCATTATAGTACTCGTGAAGAAACCAGCAAGTATGTCATATGATCGTAATTTCGCATCTGTTTAGTCATCGCCTCGTTTCCTATCCAACACGTCTTTCGTTTCATTTTCCATCGTTCTAATATCTGCCATGTTGAGACCTTTCCATCTATCTTGAGAGCATAACAGTTTGCGATGAAACAATGTAAACATTTTGCGTAGGGTATCCATCACTAGGGTGTTAACAACCTCCTTGGTCTTTTTCTTAGTCTCTCCGCTATTCACTGAAACCAGCTTGTGCACGATCATGGACTGTCCGGGGATGAGCGATCTATGCCAGTCACTCTTCAATCCCAAAACAATCTTTGGATCTTCCTCATCTTTATGAAGAACATCTGGTAACGAGTCGTTAACAACGTCTATGTCTACCACAGAGCACTTGTCCAAAATAACCTGAGGTAGTTTGAATATATTATTTTCTTCATCTATCTTTTTACATATCGTGTCTATCGTAAACTCGCCCTTTGCACCAGCCTCTGCAATGATGATGGTCTTTGAGTGTGGAAACTCGTTGAATGCCGACTCGGCTAAAATACAATCAGTCAGACCAGCGACCTCAGCCAACGTGGAAGGGATGTGATAACGTTTTGATGTACGTTGAACATCACCCACTCCCTTTCTTGAATGATCAGGTTTAGGTAAGCACGCATAATCACATGGTACATTCTCCAAGATTTCGACGCCTTCACCTAACGAAGTGAACTCTTTTGACATTTCCATTATGGTATAGAGATGAGCTACCTGGTAATGATCGAGATTAAGAGGTAATTTGATACGATATTCTATTAGTAACATGGCTTTTAGTTTACCGAGGAAAAGATCTGTCAGTTGGATACACGGGCGTGCTTTCCACGCATCCCGCATCGTTCCTGAATTTCTTGGTGATGATAAAATGACAGATAATGTAATGGCCTTAGTGAAAAAGAAGGGTCCTCAGAAGAAATTACGTGGAAAGAAGGCGCAAATCTTCAGGAAACGTGAAGCTGCCGCATCCAAAGCGAGGCCTAAACGGATAGTAAATCAATGGTTTCCTTTCCGACACTTTGTAGACATGGACCCGGATGAGATGGTTGATGAAATAGACAAATTTGTAGCTGAAGCTGGTTGGACTCAATCCCGTAATGTCCCAGATCCAAACCTAGACAGAGCTATAGTCAAATTATTCAGCATACTCAAAACGGGTATCCCTTTTCCCCTCGTGCAAACGTTTTTCAACGACTTTGACCAGGATGGTTCAGACAACATATTACAATACTTTGAAATTTTCAAACAACAAGACTACGTGCAGGCACGCGTAGAGAGTATGAAAGAACTAATCAGTCGTCGTCAAGCCTTACCACTCAAAATCCCTCAAGACGTGTTAATAAAGGGAGATATTTTACCTTCCATAACAGATAGGAAATATAAAACTATTATACCTGTAGAAAACGATGGTATAATTAAACAACGCAGAGTACAAGCCGCTCCATTCGCTACAGATTATATACTTTCTCAATGCGAGAGCGAATACAAACGAGCTCCATGGATGTTCCATTTCACTGACCAAGTCATTAGAGGATTCGCTCTCAGAAATCTCGACCAAGATTGTCCTCCTGAACTAACTATACCAGTAGAGGTACAAGATGGTTGGTATAAGGTTAGCGCGGCTTGGTATAAGATGGCTTGTGATGGTCAACGTGAATTCATCCCTGGTGGGGTTGCATACGTAACGGCAAACGACGAAATCATCATTGAGACGGAAGACATGTACAATGCGTCAAAGAAAGATTGGATTCGAGAATTCACACCTATAGATGCCATGAGTATCGATATAGCCAAGCGTATGTTAATGGACAATGATATCCTCAAATCCATGGACAGCGGTAGGCAACTTGAACTATACGTAGAAGCTATTATTAATTCGTTTGGACATATTACGACCAACGACGTTTTGGCCCGAAATCTGTCACGCATTCTAGTGTTCCTAACAATTCTAATTGACGAACCTCAGATATACCATGAGAAAATTATTAGACAAGATTATGATGGAGATATGCTCATCCATTTGGATTACGACACTTTACTTCCCGAGGTCTTTGGAGAACCAAATGTTGACGTGACCCCTGTCATGAAGAAAATTAAGCACGTCCGACGTTGCATAGAAAACAAATATTACGATTTACTCAAACAGAACGACCCAGTGGTCCGAAGACGTATGAACCCGAGGCGTTTACAGTTAAATCAAAGAACATCTGTTTCCTTAGAAGATACGAGGGTTGCTTTACCCGCTGTGCTTCCAGATGTTGTCGGGCCTATACTAAGTAGGAGGAGGGCTACGACTATACTAGCGCCCGGTCTTTTTCAAAAGTTAAGAGAACTAATCACTCAAATGACACCTAGTTATTGCTCTGAATGCCACAAGGAAGTGTTTGAGAATTACTACGCGTCCATCGGAGGGGAACCTCCGCAGCATCTCAAATTTTGCGATAACGATTGTTTCGGAAAACATGTATTTAAATGAATACAGTAAAGTACCTCGCGGTGCATTAGGATTTCTCTGAGCTATCTAAAAATATGGCAAGGTTTTGCTTCAACGTTAACAGGAAAGATGCAATTGACTTTCTCAAAACATTCTACGAACGCGTGGATGTTAATTTCGAAATAGATCAGTCTACCAACGAGAGCTGTATTATACTCAATGACAAGCGTGACAAGGATATATTCATGAACCTGAGCGAACGCCTGGGGGGAATTGATGGATTTTCACAACCATCCTATGTCCCCAAATGGAAGAAGATTCGACATTTGGGTCCATATCTCCCTCAATACGGAAAGGAGCCGTACATGGGGGCCGTGCTGAAACATAAAAATTATAACAATCACTCTCAGTACAAATATCATTACAAGCTTTCTCCTGAGGGGGAGAAAGCGGCGTTTCTGTACGCGGCTCTAATTACATCGCAAGGATCCGCTACGGCGTACATGAAAGATCAGGTCTTCATTGACAATTACTGGAAAGATTTTAAAACGTATTTGGGTAAAGATCAACCATTCATAAACTTTGAAGAGATAGATTGGTCTGATGTGCTTGCCAAGTATAAGAAGCGTAGCAAAATTATGAGCAAT